GGGGAAAGGCAGGCTTCTTACAGCATGGTGTAAAATTCACCACACAGAAGCTCAAGCCCCATTCATAACTAGGCTGGTTAAGGATGTAAAATTGTCTACGGAGCGCTCCAAGCTCTCCGTGACTAAACATCACCCTTACCAGGGTTTGAATGTTTCCAATATTTGGAGAGCTTGAGGCTCGTTACAGTCTATGACTGCCACCACGCACCGCAACGTGGAATTATGAGTTCTTTGAATATATCTTACTGGGGGGATCAAATAAAGTGCAATGATCCTTGTACTTCTTGAAAGGGACCCCAAGACCAAAGTGAATACCATACTTCTCGAAAAACCTAAATACTGCAGAGCAGATCTGGGCAACATGAACAAAATCTTGGTGGGGAACTTCACCTAAGGTGTAAATCCAGTATCCTTGATAGTTTATGCCAACACCAATTGCCGTTTCTCGGTCATAATAACGCAGGTACCTCATGATTGTCTCACAAGGGCTCATAGTGCATTTTGACTCGATAATGACAGGGGTTTCGCCAACTAAAATGAAGGCGTCTGGTGTCAGTCCGGAAAATTCGTATTCGATTACTGGGCGCTGGTATCCATAGTGCCATGCTCGCCGAATGAACTGATAAGTTAAAAGCGAGCTCGGATGGTAGCGTAAACAGCCACGTCCGTGCATTTCTGGGATTTTGCGCTGACAGTTTTTGAGAATCTTGTTGTATTTCTTGCCAGTAAGGGCCGAGGCCTTAATGTCCATACCGGGGTATTTGTGGGACAAAGCTAAAGAGATAGGTTTCTTAGATTGATTGACCTGTACTCTCTCGGCGGAACGCTTTTGTTCGGTATTGATTGAGGCTACTGTTGCATCCTTCGCAAGGGATTGCGCGTAAGCTCTCAACACTTTACCTCTAATATATGGACCAAAACAGGGGCGCGGATGCTCAAACAGACTAGCCGTAAAAAGACGACTGTCAGCCGGGTACACTAACATAGAGTGTCCGGTAAAATGAGCTTCCACAAATCCAAACGGGAACAGCCAATAGCTGCTTTCATCGCTTATCCTATCTTGGAAGTATTGAAAATGCTTGAGATTAAAATGCTCTTGTAAATATGGCCAACGGAGGCCGTCCTGAAAGTCAGAAAGAGCGTTGACATATGATGCTTGGGAATCACTGGAGGTTAAAGACTCTTCATCCTTCTCGATCCGAGGTAAAACCTCTTTCGTCTTGAATGGTGTCTTAGGTTCCAGGTCCATCTGGCACATAGCAACTTTATCATCTTCAATGCAAAAGCGTCGTGTAAGGCGATGGTACCAGGGCAGCTGCCTCTCCACGTGGGTCGGGAGAGGTACTTTTCTGGGCCATCTGGGGTAAATCTGATCGCGTAGGAAGGCTTCCCATGCAGACACACATTCCTCAGGAGGATCCATGTAGGAATTTATGGCATCCACATATTGTGTTTGCTCTTCGAAGTGTACCTTAAATCTCTCAATGAGATCAGGAATTAGCTCTTCGATTGGTCGCAGGGGAGCTCTTCCACGAAGAGAATCGGAGTTGTTGAACAGTCTAAATTCTGTCCCACGCGTAAACGCGCTCCTATCCTCTATCACAGTATATGAAGGATCACTTCGGGGAAATTCGACGACTTTACCAAAGGGTTCTAGGTATAAGAATGCCGATATTCTCCTATAAATAGCTTCCGGGCAATTAAGATACGTGTGTACGCCAAGTCTTCTGTCCATGTTAGTGGTCAGTATGACTAAATCTGGCTCAATGTATACGTTGCCTTTCAATTCTAAGTTAGGATTAATGGAAGTTTTCCTAATGTTGTTTACGAAGTCAATGACTTTTCGCCAGGGATTAACAGCAAAAGCTGCAGTCTCGGCTCCAATGTCATCAAAAATCACAACTTTGTGGTTGGTGCGATATTCAGATTGAAATTCGTCAGTTTCATTTAATGTTACTATATCTCTACTGTTGAACTTCCCGTACCTTGACTTCATGAACTCAGACGCTAAACGCATGGCCATTCCAGTTTTGCCACACCCTGGAGCCCCGCAAAGGACTACACAAAATGGTTGTGGTCGGATTCGCCCGTCAGCGTCATCTAAGCGCAGTGATTCTAACAGATTGGAAATTCTCACATAAGCTGGTTTCTTACGTTCGTCGTGTGAAAATACAACACTAAAACGTGTAGCTTCTTTGAGCCACTTCAAGCGAAGCAAATATCGCTCCCTTGAGATTCCAGCCACCTTCTCAGCCCCCGCTTTGATTGCGGCTGCTAGAGATAGGGTTTCTTCTATAAAACATGCATAATAAACAGATAAATATAAAGTGTACAGTGCGGTAGACATTAAAAACATGACTCCGCTAAATGAAAGTATGAACATATAAATTTTGTAATAAAGTTTTGTATATAAATTATAAATAGTAACCCAATGATTTTCTAAGAGGGGCACAGTAGGGTTAGTCTGCGCCACACATGGGTCTTGCTGTCACACCAAAGCGTTCAGGTTGAGTAGACAGAACTCTTCCTGCCGTAATCAAGTGGCGTGCCTATCCGTTTCCCGTAGGTTATAGCTATACGGATTAGTCGAAATAGCATTCAAACTGCGCCTCGGTGCAGCCCATATCATCCTCGGGGACTCCAAAACTCTCAGTAAAGAGCTTAGAATCGTCATTCACGTAGGTTTCGTGGTAGTAAGGATTCAGGATCTGCGTCATCTCTGCATATGGAATGAAGGCGACTTGTGGTTTCAGTTCTGGGTTGGAGTCTACTATGGCACCGATTTTCATGCAGAAGTCATCGTAATATTCCCGACCATGTAGGTAGGCTTCACGGAATGCTCCATCGGTGTATGCTCCAAATTGCTCTGCTGGGGATAGGGGTGATTCATTTGGCTTTTTGACCCAGTGGAATTTCTTGAGGATTGAATCCTCTTCGATAGGGGCAACGATACGGTCTAGTGTCTCGTGTCTCACGAAGCTTCTCTTCAAAAAGGAGATTTCGTTAATCGAGATGTACGGCACAGATTTGGCATCTTTATCAGCCATGGTGTATCCAATATCCAACTTAGCAAACTCTTTCTGGCAACTGGTGTGGTTGAACCACTTACAATGGTGTTTTACCGACATAGCGTTATCATCACCATATGTTCCCAAGCGCACATTTTCTGCGAATGTCTCTTTGACGCTAGGCATCATCGAGTAATATACATATCGCATCATGATTGAGTTACAAATGCTGTTTAGCTGGACAGTTATGAGGTTACCTGAGGGATTGCCATTCGCAAAGCGATAAAGGTCTCCTTCGAACAGGATATTGGGGTGGACAATGTCGGATAGGGCTCCACGAATATACGTGAGCTCTTGTTCCGTGCATCCAACTTCCTCATACCAGGAAAGCATAATACGAGCAGCTCCAGCAGTGATCTGGGCTGCCATGCGAGTGTCAAAGCCTGAAAAGTCTCCCGCAATCATGTGGGTCGAACTGTACTTAGTCAGGTAGTCATGGAAATCGTCCCATTCCTTAGAAGTGGGGTTGATGCCAACTAGACACTCGGTTGTCCGCCAGTACTTTCGCATGAAGCGAGGCACACCGGCGAGGGCCTTTCTTGAGGAGATAAAGTTAGCAAATCCGCTACCATAAAACTTGCGGACTCTGTCCATTGCTTTCTCGATTGGCAAAAGTTCATTGACCTTGCTACTAGCCTTGTAAATGGCTTCTGAGCGTTGGCCAGCCAACCAAGCTTTATCCGTGCGATCGATTTCACCTTGGATGTCGTATTTGTCAGTGAGTTTCCGAGGAACCATCACCAAAGATTCATCCATTGGATCGCGTTCTAAACATTGTTTCTTGGTCTTATTGATGGGAAACCCGGCGGATGTATCGTTGGGGCAACCACCTAAACCAAACTCACCGATTCCATCGAGAGCCTCTTCCTGGGTGTATAGGCGAAGCATTTCTTTGCAATCATCCATGTTATCACGGACTGCGGTGAGAGTATGTTCTTTGAAATCATCAATAGCTCTTTTCAACGTATCGCCCTCGTAGTGCTGGACGGGGTTGGTCAATTTGTTGAGCGTTTTCATACTTTTCTCAATGTCGTTGGGTTTACGGGGAGGCATATGGCGCTTCTCTCCCAGATTCAACTTTACCCCTACGAATGGTGTGGGAACGTAGGGTGAGCGGGCGCGACTTTCCATGGGTTGTCCTTCCTTGAGGACTTTTCCAATGTATGTCACAATTGTTTTATCTTTCGTACCATCCTCCCTGGTATAGAGAGGTTTCTCGTTGACCACAGTGTATGGCAAATCATATGTGTCAACACGAACTTCTGAGGCGTTGTGGACTAACAGAGTGGGGCTAGTTTGCTCCAATTTCTGCATGCCTTTCTTCAACAGTGGTTGTGTTATACAGGTCAGGTATCCAGTGCAAGACTTGATGTAACCTGCGACATGAAATCCATAAATGATTCCTTTCGACGCATCCAAATAGAGTCCTCCGCAGAGTCCTCCAAATCCGTCAAAATCTAAATCGACTTTAAGGCCGGTTCCTTTCTTAAGAGTGTACTTATGTAGTTCTTGCCTAACACCGTATAAACGGCCAGGCTTTTCCAGGTAACCATAGTAATCTAAATCGGCGACTAGCTGACGTGCAGGTTGTTCCGAAGTGATGACTTTGTTCTCTGGTGACTTCCATAGTACTTTAGTTGCCCGAGTGCGAAACTCTGGGTACTCCTCTGGAAAGAATTGTGAGAAATCGTTACTCGCGGGACTAGAGGCCAAATGGATCATGGCATAGTCTTTTTCGCGATCGATATAACAGTAATCTTCAGTTAAACGTTGGTCTTTGGTTTTTGCACTAGGAACTCCAGGAGTAGTGGAGGTCTCAATGTCAAAGGGAAATGTATCAGGAACGACATGTGATGGGATGAGGATAACATTAGATGCCACCATAATACCATTCACAGTACCATAGATTTCTCCCTTCGTTTTGATGACGACAAATCGAAGTGCTTTGGCGACCGCTAGTTGAAGATCAGCGCTCGTGGTTGTTTTTGAGAGTTTTGTTTCCTTTGGTGTCAAACGTGAATAACCTTCTTTGTAGTCTTTTTCATCATTGAACTGAGTCCTATGATTATCATTCTTGGGGTGTTGAAGAATGTTTTCGAACATGTCAACAGACTTGTCGAAATAACTACTTTTGTCCTGAACGGCCAAGAGAGGTCGGATGATCTGATAACCTTGGTAAAGTGTCGCTAGAGCAGCACCAATGGCAAAGTATTTCTTCACATTTTCGCGAAGGTGGTCGCGAACATTCACACACAGACTCGATAGGCGATCGGTCCTCCTTGCTAGTTCTTCATCAACCTCATGAACCATCGTAATATACAATTGGGTGAGGCGTAAACCAGAAAAGGTAAGTGATACCCAGGCTAACTTCCTACTAATTAGAGCGGCTACAACCAGCGATCCGAAGATTGCTAGCATGTGCTTCATAAGCTCATGGCGATAACGCCAGGCTTTAGCATAGAGAGCGCCGGTGCGGTAAATATTCCGCAAAGAGTCTGTACAGCCACCAACGGCTGCGCGGTAGTCCCAAAGTTCGGCAGTACTAAAGGCAGACCAGGGCGAACCTAGCTGCGTAACTGCGGAATCTACTGAAAGAAGCTCGTCTAGAGAATTATTGGTCACCGGATGGCACTGGTCGCACCATAAGTGGTTTCCGCATATCTCGTTGGTCATCTCGCAGGCGCAGGGATTCGCGTCGCAACATGCACAAAAAGCTTCAAGATGGGGGACAGAATTTGTTTCGTCATTCTCACTGGACTTGGGGCAATGTGTACACCACTCATGATTTCCATGTCGGTCATCATATTCGTCGCATTCACAGTGCTTTTCGTCACAGCAGGGACATGTTTGTCGCTCAGGCTTTTCTTCTTCGATTGATTCTCCTATAAGGGGAGTAATATCGGATGTCACCTCCTCAACATCGGTCTCGTCGAGATCTTCTGGGATACATTCACAAGGAAATTTTCCACAGGACTCACACTCGAGGGATTCGTTACAAAAACAAACCATTGAGGGGCACCCACAATCGGGGCAATATTCGCATTCGTCTAGTTCCTTCTGAGCTCTTTCGATCTCATGTTGGAGTTTGACATGGCGCTTGACATCTTTGGCGAGAAAGGTGCACATGGCAGCAAAGTCATGGTCATCGTCTTCAAAAGGGTTCCACTCTCTCCGTGGGATAACATCCCAGCAAATGATTTTCTCTCCTGAGGGAGTCTCTTCAATATGGCTAAACCGCTTGAGAGTCAGGGAGTATACATCATACCGGGGTTTGTCAAATCTTTGAAGTCCTCCATACGCATTACGAAATTGCGGACGGATTTCTACAGTGACATCGAGAGTGAACCGACGCAGGATACTTTCGGGGCACGACGAACATTCTACAGCGCGAATCGTTTCATCATTGGTAGTAACCATTAAAGCGTCATTGCCAGGGTAATAAATTCCCTTTTCCTTGACATCAGCCTTCAAAAGTGGTCGAGATACCGTGTTAATGTAGTTAAGCATTCTATCATAGTTGGGTTTCTCATTTTTATTGTTGGCGACATCATCGGCACAAATGATCTTATGAGTCGGATAAATTGTGGACTCGAAAGTTTCAGAAATATTCGTGAATACTACTTGTCCACGTTCCCGAGGGTCGTGATTATAGGCCCTCAGAATGACACGGGAGCACATATCGAGCAAGGTGGATTTGCCGGTACCAGATGGTCCGGAAAATTTGATGCCGTAGGCTTCCAGTTTTCGGGGTGCTTCCGCTACAGTAGCGTAAAGCTGTGCTTGCTTATCGGTTAGCGATTTTATAAAATTTGAAACAGCCATCTTCTGCTGCGTGTTAGTGCAACGGTTGATTAAACTCTTCGCCTTCTTAATCGCGCTTTGTAAGCGGGAGTCGAATTGGCCCTTGGTGAGGTTAAATCGATCTTTCAATTCTATTTCCTTATTGGATATGACAAAGGGGAATGCCTGTTCCAGGATACGAACTTCCATTTCGAATTCTTGGGTCTCATCTTTTCCTAAGAGAAGTACAGACCAGTCACCAGTGCGGATCTTTGCCCAGTTTCCTAAGACAAATTCGTAGCACAAAAAGACCATTTCAATGATATCCTTAACCTCGGGTAATTGGCTTTTGAAAATTTCAAATTGCTTGAGGACGGTATCAAGGTCGAGCGCTTCGAGAGAAACTGCGTCCGAGACGCAAGCATAAAGGGCGGAGATTTTCACAAAGAAATTGCAAATATTGGCCCAAAGCTTATCGTCAAGGAATTCCACGCTATTTGTGAAGAATCCAAGGATTAGCTCCTTATAGGATTTCTTGTTATCGTCTTGCGTGAATGCAACCTCGAAAGCTACTCTCATCCAACATAACGCATAATCGGCGTATTGAGTTGGGAAGTGGCGAGAAAAGAAACTCGCCATGTTCAACAATAAGGTATCCCATTCTGGGCTCTTCCAAATATTGTAAAGAGTGGTGAATAGGTCGATCAAGAATTTAAGCACATCCTCACCAACTACATCTCGTGCAGCTTTTAGGTAATTGATGACAGCCTGGAGTCCATCGAGCAGCGCGCACCCCATAGATTTAAGGGTGGGCGGGGATTGCACTACTGCGATTTTCGATAGCTTCTTCTGCTTCTTCTTGTTCTTTTCGAGTCGGCGAACTTCAATAGTCGGGTCTTTCTTCTTCAAGCGCAAGCGCTGAATATCATGGACTAATTCGTCATACTCTTGTTTCGCCACAGCTAGCAACTTCGCTTTCTTACGCTTTTCGCGCATCTTGCGTTGATACTTTCGTGCAGCATTTAATTTCTCTCCACATGCATTATTTTCCTCGGAGTAGAGGCTAGCAATGTGGTGCGTGACATCCGTCACTTCGGGTTGTGAGCTTCCCGCTAGCATTGGGTTATTGTTGTTTTGGGTAGAATAAGATTCAGTGGTGAGATTTTAGTTTTTACGGATTGTACTCACCAGTACTCTCTAACCTCGATATACATCAAGGATCCCAGAATTATATTACACCATGTCCATCGGCCCGCGTGGGCATAGACTCAGAGACGGTAGGAACAGTAACGCCTCCTGATGCAGGAACTGCCTCTCGGCACCCTTCTGCAAAAGGGGTACAATTAAGTGCCATTCAATCTTGGATTTTAGATCGAACTTTAAAATAACAAATAATTGCAGTTGGTCCAGTCAACATTTTCCAACTTCACCCCGCTCATCAATTTCGTGAGCAGGTAAGTTAGCGACTGCTGTGATTTTCCACAGATCTTGCGTCCTTGCTTATTGTGAATCAATAGTGCCTCATCTCCTGTGAGAGAGGTTATTGTAAAGACACACAAGGGTAGCTTCAAATAGGTACTTTCGACAGCCACTCCGTATCAAAACGGGGTTTAGTCGGATAGAGGTTGATTTTTCCCACTTCGTTCAACAAACTGGGCAAGTGCTCATTACGGATAAAATCCAACTGTTTCCAGGGAGCAAGAAGAAGGCCTTAACAGTGGCATCTAACCACCAAATCACATAATAATGCAACAGCGAGTACTCTGGTCTCACACCTGTCGCAAATGCAATCCGGCAATCGGAATTAACATCAAAGGACAACTCTTGTTTACTTGCTTGAATAGTCGGTAAAACAAAGAATTAGTGGGCACAACTCATGGTCATGCGATAGTGTCCCCCGGGATAGGGGGACGTGTTCTCGTATAGATTTTGATAGGGCATCGAACTAATGCGCTTTTACCTGCTCAAGGCAGGAGGATTCAAGTATGTTTTCAATTACATCGGTGACGAAATCCGAATAACAATCGAGATAAAATGATCCTAATAACAAGGCTCGTCGGTCCATCTGGTCGCTTAGGCCAGATAACATGGTTCTCCATGGGCGAGAAAGAATAACACCTACTGATAAATCAGCGGGTGACAAGGGTTCTACTAGGTCCGGGCTTAGATAGAACTAACTAAAGGGTGAACTTTTAATAACCAAGTCTGGAGATTGAAAGTTGCCATCTGCGTATGAACGCAGAAGCAACAGACATCGTCCGAAGTTAGGCGTTCACACGCTAGAGCTAGACTAGCTAAAAACGTAGCAAACCAACAGGGGGACCCCATAACATCTAAGATGTTAGGG